GAGGATCAACGGCGTAAACCAGGTCAAGCACATCGTCATACTTGATGGCCTTGGCTGTGGATCCAGTAACTCTGGTGAGGGTAGAGCCGAGCAGCAGTCCTTCCGGCTCCTCGGAAGTGTGTCCTTCTCCGACCATGATCGCATTGTCAATCGCTGCAGCGAAAGCATCGGTGAAGGCCTCGTTGAGGAGAGCCTCGATGTTGACTTCGCTGTCAGCAAGCTCATCCTCTCCTACCTTGGCCAGCCCGTAGAGATCCTCTACGTACTGATAGTCGGAAAGTTGAGGGGTGAAGGTGTTCTCGGTAAGCGTGGCACCGGTTTCCAGTTTGCCCCAGCTGACGGTCACACCGTTGATGGAGCGCCGGCGCAGTCTGTCTCCCTTGGCCAGCTTTCTGACGGTAACCAGGTTGTACATAACAGTGAGCGGGGGAAGTTCTTTGTAGATCTCGGCCTCAATAATCTCAGGAAGCAGGACACGCCCTTCAGTGTCCTCGACAAGAGCCTTGATGGCATCGGGCCCCATGTTGGGTTTGCCGAGCTTGAGATAGGACATAAAGGCTTTGTAAGCATCGGACTGTCTGGGATCGTTGCTGGGATTGGCATTGATCCTTTTCTGCGCAGCCTCGAGCTCATCGAGTCTGGCTTTGAGGGCCTCGGCCTCAGCGAATTTGGCCTTTATCTGATTGTCGAGCTCGGTGATTTTGTTGTTAAGAGTATCAACAAGGGCTTTAGTCTCGGCGGAAACAGCGCCGGTCTTTTTCAGTTCCTCATCGTGGCGGTCAACAGCCGCCTTGAAAGCTTCTACGGTCTGTCTGAATTCTTTATAAAGTTCGTCCATTTTAACCTCCAATTAGTTTCTCGAAATGAGCTTTGGTTTCCCGGAGAAAAGAGATCAGTTCACTGTTCTCCGGTTCTTCGTCAGGTTGTGTGTCAGATTTGGTTCCTGCAGCTTTAGTGCGTGGTGCGGGATATTTATCCTCGGCATAACCGTAGCCCTCAGGCTCCGGGTATTTGTCCAGGGCATCTAAAGCTTTCTTGACCAAATCAGCGATCTCTTGAAGAGTTTTCTTGATATTGATGGCTTTTACCTCCTCTTCCACAAAATCTGGTATGGGAATGTCCAGCGCTTTGTAAGCGCTTTTTAACTGCGCTACAGGCAAAAGCCTGGGCTCTGCAGGAGTGGGTGTTAAAGAAGCTGCCAGCAGAGGCCAGCGGGTTACCTGGTGCGTTCCGTTGGTCAAGGGCACTCTGCGGATAAGATGCGAAGCACTGTCTGACGAAATCTTTAGGGCTCCTCTGGCGACGAGCTCCTTGATCGCTTCGTAGTACTTGTGCGCCTTGTTAAGTTCGCCTTCCAGCCAGACACCGATTTCATCCTTGACAGCCTTTGTCCACATCCCCACCACTGGCTCGAAGTCCTCCTTAACGAAGGAATGATGATAGATCATTGGCCTTTTATCCCATTTGTCGAGCCAGAAATCGGTCTCAGGAGTGAAGAAATCCTTGAAGGATGAAATGTCAGGGTGATCTGGATCACCGTAGATAACGGCATATCCGGCAATCTTTACGCCGTCTTTGTCTATGAACTTCACAGCATCGAAGTCAGCGTCTTTCTTCCCATCAGCATAACCGTAGCCGTAGCCGTAAGCGTAAACCATGGAGTCATCCAGTAGCTTCTTTGCTCTTTTCAGCCTCTTCAGCGCTGTGTCGTACTCCTCATCATCGATAGCCATGTCCACAGCTTCCAGCGCGGTGATGACCTTCTTCGGTGCGACCTCATCCTTGATAATTTTCTGTATTCCTTTTTGTACGGATGGCCATTTGTCCTTCTCGGCATAGGAGAGCAGTTTCTCGAATGTCTTTACCAGCGATTCCATGGCCATCTTAAAGCTGATCTGGTCTTCCTCGAGATGCTCGCTGGCCATCTCGTCACGTGTCTTCATGTTTATCCCTCCAACTCAATCAATTCCGGTTTCTTGCCAGGTTCTGACCAGATGAGATACTTCTGGCCTTTCGCTTTAAGCTCTGCGATGACGTCTTCCTTCTTGTGCGTCTTGGCATAAGGTTCCTGGCTTGCGGGTTTGGAAATAAGCCAGACTCTGTGTCCGTCCATGGGAGCGTAGGCGATGATGTACCTTCCTTTCAGCTCTCTGCCGTACAGGAAGAACTCGAAAAAGTGCTCCCTCCATACTCCAATTTCGTAGGTTCCGTGATCTACTTCGAAGAACTTAGCGTAGGCTCTGCTTGTAGAGCCTACACCGCCAGGAACGGAGATATACGGCTTCTTTCTAGCAACAGTCAGCCAGCCCAGGGGCTGCTGAAGCTTCCAAGTGCCCTGCAAAGCATCATCCTCAGGTAAGTTGGCAATTCTGTTACCTCCTGCTTTACGCACATCCCCGGTGGTTCCGGTAAAAACAGTGAAGCCAAACAACGCAGGGCCGTAGCAGAACCTCAGGTCGGCGTGCAGGCTGTTATCAGTTTCCAGCAGCTCCTCTAAAGACATCGCCGTTTCCTCTTGGGAAAGACCGCGGAAGTGGTAGTGAAGCACGAATTCGCCTTTGCCAGACTTGGGGTACATTTGATACCAGTTGTTCTTCCAGAAGGAAGCAGCGATGTCAGCTCTGGTCTCGTCTTCTCTGGGCTCGATGCTCTTCACAGAGTGCTCGATCTTTAAAATCTTGCTTCTGGAAGCAATGTCCAAAGCCTGAGCAACTGTGTATGCTGGACGTGATTTGTCTGGGCCCAAAACCGTGGGCTTGCCCCAGAAGAGAACCTTCTTTCCGTTGCTTTCGCCGATAACTAACTCTTCGCAGGTCACGTTGAGCGTATCGCCAGGGGAAACGTACTGATTGGGAGAAACGAAAGTGTTCCCCAGATCGAGCAGTCCGTCCTTGACGTTGGTAAAATCGGTCTCATCCCCGCCTCGCAGACCGACGTGGTAAACGTAGCCGTTGGTCTTCTTGATGGCCTCGATCACCTGAACTTTGAGCTCGGCTACGAACTTCAGCTTCGCTGATGTATCGGTGGGCCCGAACGCATAAGGAGCATCAGCCTGACGGACATAGATTCCCTCACATACCTCAGTCTTTCTGGCGACCTCCAGCACGTGATTCAAGTCGCTTTTGTCCTTAATCAGATATTGGTCAAGGACTTTGAAGTTCTTGCCCAGCTTTTTGCCCAGTTCCTGTAAGATCTTCAGTCTTTCTGCAAAAGGCTTGGCGCTCACGTCCTGATCGTCGTAATAGAGCAGGTCATAGAGCCAGAAAAATGGGTCAGCTTCCGTATTTCCAGCGACAACTCCGGCCAGTTCTGTTCTAGCCAGCCATTTATTATCCTTGGTCGCTGTGAACTCTCCCTCGATTACGAAGGACGGTGCGTCTGGTTTGGGGATTTCAAACTTTCTGCGCTTCTTGGAATCCTCAAACCAGAAGTACCATTCCCCGCCGTCCCAGCCGATGATTGTGCGGAAGCCGTCGATCTTCGTGCTGGCATAAATACCGTGATTCAGTTTCTCCTTAACCCAATCCTCCCAGAGCTCATCGATGCTGAAGGTATCCGTCACCCCCGCCATCTTGGGTTTCATCACCACATAAATGCTGCCTGGTCTGACGGCCTTAAGCTCTATCTCTTGGCCGTCGCTGGCGATCTCCACTCCCTCTTTTTCCACCTCGCCGCTCTTAATGGCGTACTCCGTATCCGGGCCTACATTGACGAAGATCGTGCGCTTAACGCCGAGCTCTTTAGCCTGGGCTATTGTGTCCAGAATGGGCTGGTGCTCTATCTCCGTCTTGATCGGCCAGTCCCAGGCAAAACCATCAGCAATTAAAAGATCGCTGTCCTTTACCCATTCAGGAAGATGGGAGATGCTTGGAGCATAAGAGATAATTCCCGCAGGCGTGCTGATCTTGCAGCCCTCATCGTGCTGCTCTAAGAGCAGTTTGCTGGAATTACCTGAGATTGTGGGCGAGGTTGGATCGCTGATGTCAATTTCTTCCTCGCTGCAGGAGACCGCCACAGCAGTTGCTTTTCTAGCACTCCCTTGAGCGCCAGTGCCGTGGAACTGCACCTTAACTACATCCTCTTGCTTTGCCGGCCTGAGGACGAGGTCATAAACCGGTATGTAGTCACCGTGCGGCCCGGTAGGATTGAGAATGATGTGCAGCTTTCCTGTTTTCTCCGGATCCAGCACATTGCGCAGAGGCAGGTAGATGTTCTCCCAGGAGATGTAGAACTTGTTGCCCTTCTCATCGAACTCTGATCTGATCACTACGTCCAGATCGTTGGCGTGCTCCGGATCCCGTACGGTTGAGCCGACAATAGAAACGAAGCTTGGCACCACCATCAAGTCCTGATGAGACTTGATGGCGTGATCGATCGAGTCCTCATTGTGGTGCATCTTCCGTCTCTCCATCTCCGCTTTGATGAGTTCGTGAATGTTGAACAGATCCTCTCTGGTCAGGTTTCCAGCGCTCTCGTCATGCGTGTGCTCGAAGTACAATCCCCACAGCTGATGAACTCTGTGGTGCAGGGAAAGAAGTTCCTGATCGCTGACCTTGCGGAGCGAGCGAGCGGAAATCAGTGCCAGTTGCATCTCAGTTGAAGCTTCAGATAGTCAGCTGTGGGCCGAAGATCGTTGAACAGCGGTGTGCCGTACCACTCACACAGTCTCTCGATGTATGCCCTGTGCTCGAAATTGTGATCGCACCAAATAATGGCTTTATCAGCTGTCAGCCCCAATTCCACCATAGTGAGCATGCTTTTGAACCCTGTCATCAAACGCACAACGACCAGGTTGGATGTTTCCATAGCTGACAGTTCCCAATCGATCTGTTCTTGGAGCGCTAAATCGCTCAGCTTGTTGTAGTCTTGGCGAACAGGATTGAGAAACACGACCTCTTCTTCCTGGAGAGTTTCCATCAGCCTTTCTCTCCAGCCCGGATAACTGTCACATGGGCCGGAAAGAAAAATTTTTGTAGCGCGAAAAGGCCAAGAGAACATCTCCGGGGCCTTAATCTCGATCATTTTTCTTTGAGTTCCTCCTGCCTCATGTTCACAGGGATGTCGTAAACGTCCCCGTCCTCCCTGGTCGGATAGCCCACAGCCTGTCTCTTTTCGTTTCTGGTCAGGAATGTAGCGGCGTTCACTCTGCCCCAGACGTCTGCCCGATCCTCGGTGATGCCCTCGATATCGTTGATGTCGTAATCGACGTACAGATCCTCCTCGTTGAACTTAGGAACTAAAAAGCGGTTAAGTTCATCGCGCAGCCAGTCCATCAGAGGCAGAATTGTGTTCTCGTAAAACACCTTTCTGGCAATTTTGATGTTGGAGAAGGTCTTGGAAGCTATATCTCCCAGCAGCTCTGGTGGTACGCCAAGCGTGATCGCTATTTCCCTGCCGGACTGCTTCATGCCCTCAAGCCAGTCCACGTCCTTGGGCTTGGTGGATAATTCCTGCCACTTCAGATCCCCTGTCAGGATGGGTATGGCTCCCGCTCTTTCCTCTCCGGAGTAGTCTTCGTTGATCCTGCGCTGTAATGCCTCGTATTCGTTATCCGTCATGTCCGGAGCGATGAAGGCTCCAGAAGGTCGGCCGGAATTCTTGAGCAGGTAGTAATTCCATGCTCTAGCAGCGTTGTTGTGATCAACGCACCTGGAAGCTGCCTGCAGAGGGGACATACCGTAGAGATCGTCCACTGGGTTGAAGAACTTCAGGTGAAGCATGTCGTCGGGCTGGATCTCCATCTTGTCATTGGCACTCTGCACGATGTAGAGCGCAACTGGGTCAGCCACGGTGCCGACTTTGATCGAGACCACATCAGGCCTGATCGTCCAGAGCTCTTTAACGTACTCGTCATTGTTTACAGAAATGGCGTGGATGAATGCGTTTCCAGAAACGTAGAGGTAGGAAATAACCGTCTCCATAAACCTAGCCCAGCCAGATCTGGGATTGGGGAAGCGCAGCAGCTTGGCAAGTCTGTGATTTCTGTCCAGCTTTACAAGCTTGTCGTCTGCTGTACGCCTATAAGCAACCCAGTCCACACCACCCACAGCCTTGGCAATCATGGAGATTGCTGCGTAGGCATATGGATTGGACATGTAGCCTTCTCTGGCATATGTGTTGTAGTCCAAGGTGCTCCAGGCAATGGAATCCTTGGGCAGGTTGATCACAGCAAATGGGCCTCGGCGCACTCTGTTCTTGTTGTTGCGATCTATGTTTCTGGAATAGCCGAGAAAGGCTTTGAAGCTATCTAAAAGGGACACTATAATGCCTCCATCTGATGTAGCGGATGCTGGGAGCAGGCATATCCAAGCCGAAGATGGCATATCTCAAAGCGTCCATGGCGTGGTCGTCCTTCTTCAAGGGCAGTTCATTGGCGTCCTTATCGCTGTGGCTTTCAGGATAGGAATAGGTTTGGAATTCCCTGATGGTGTTCTTACACTTAGGATGGATCCAGAGCACTGGCGAACCGTCCTCGCGCTTTTCGTTCAGCCTTTTCTTCACGGCCTGAATGCCGGCTAGGATATCGTTCTTCCCTCTGATAGCCGGGATGCCGTCCAAGCGAAATTGTCTGATGAACTCTGGCCTAGAAGGATCGCAGAATATTCTCCAGAGGTTGTATTTGTCCTTGAGAATTTCCTTGACCTTGGCTTCGAACTCCACGAAGGTGATCTCCGGGATATACACTTCATCAAGCACGTAAAGCCCGCCGCTCCCATCCTCACCGATCAAGAGAAAGCACCAGGGATTGCGGTAGCCCCAATCCACCCCACCTACGTACCTGATAAAGGTATTGGTCTTCGGTTCCTTGACGCAAGCGCTCTCGGAGAACTCGCTGTACACCAGACCTGTCAGTGCAACGAATTCTCCCAGAACTTCCTGTCTGTAGAAAGGAGTGTTTTCGCCGTAGGTATTCTTCAGCGACTCGATGTATTCTCTGGAAAGATGAGGGTTCTCCATGGTTGTGGCGTGGATTACGTCATACATATCGGAACCAGAAGCGATGAACTTATCCCAGAGCCAGTTTCTTCCTCTGGGAGTCGCTGTCACCCAACCTCTCTCCAGCCCGCTTCTTAAACGCCCAACCATGATGTTCCAGGCCTCGGCGCCGTAACCTACAGAACCCTCATCCATCCAGAACCAGGAAATGTTCGGTCCGCGGAGCCTTTCCGGATCATCGAAAGAGCGGAAAATCACCGTGCCTCCCAACTTCGTGGTCAGGGTGTAGTCCTCTTTGGAGAACTTCTTGATCAGATCCCTAGGCATGTAGTGGAAGAACGTTCTGATTGTGGCCTGAGTGAGCATGTTGTATGAGGGAGCAATGATCATACCCATGCCTTCAGGATCCTGGAAAAGGCACCTGATCGCCTCGTTAGCTCCAGCTGTGGTCTTCCCCCCGCCTATGCCGGCGATGAATGCGCGGTACCGGGCTTTACTGTTGTGAAACTGCCACTGCTTTTCAGTCGGACGGTAAGGAATGGTGATCGTTCGTGCCATCTACAGCCAGTTCTTCGAAATCGTCTGGATCTACCTCGTTCTGCTGCTCGAGCTCGTCCTGCTTATCGCCTGTGGCCCAACGCACCACGAACTCTGTTTCGCCTTCGACGTCCAGTTTCTCGCGTTTGGCCCACCTTTCCGGCCATCTTCGCTCGAGCATGGCAAGCGCAGCCCGCCAGTCCCCCGGGGCAGCATCGTTCAGGATCTTAATCAGCTTCTCCTCGGCCTCGGCTTCGGCTTTCTTCACCGCATTATAGAAATCGCGGTAAATGCCATACGGCTCTTCCTCTCCGCGCTTCATCCAAGCGCGGAAGGTGTTGTAGTTCACGCCGGCATAGGCACACGCCGTGGTGTAATGCACACCACTGCCGATAGAGGAGAGCACCTTGCAGATTTTTTCCTGCACTTGAGGAGTTAATTTTGTTTTAAATGTCCTCGCGTCCATCTTCGCCGTACACGGAAACCTGAACCAACAGTGCTTTGTTCTTCATGCTTCTCACCAGTTCCAAGATCTGGTCGAGGTCCATTTCCGGTACATCTAACTGGATCCTTGCTCCGTCACTGCCAAGTTTTATGGCACTCTGGATGGGCGGGATCGATGCCCTGAAAGTAATTCGTTCGTTCATATGCTGTCCCACAACCCTCAATGCGCTTGCAATATAAAGAGGCAATATAGCCTCCATAATAATGGAGCGGTTTTAGCAATATCCTTAGTCTTCGAGCAGCGTTCTAATCCTTGCCAGCAGATCGCTTGGAAGCGTGCGTATCTTTTTAATAGCCACCTGCAGGCAAAGAGCAACGTATTGGTGCGATACTCCTAACTGGTTAGCGATCGTGGCCTGGGGAATGCCTTCGACGACGTTGGCGTAAAAAACGTAAAACTGCCTCTCTGTGAGAGCGTTTTCGATGATCTGTAAAACTTCTCTGACGTTCTCCTCTTCGTTTTCCAGATCGATCTCAATCGGGTCGCTGTGGCCCACTTCGCAGCTGTCCAGAGGTATGCTGTAGGAAACGGGATCGTGGGAAACGCTATTGCAGTAGTTCGTCAGCCTTTTGATCAGCTCGCTGAGAAGTTCCTCGTTCGTTCTGGGCAGAGCTCTCTGTTCCTTTCCGAGAATGATTTTGGCTAATCGTGCTTCCTGCAGCAGATCCTCCCACTCCACGCATCTTCTGTACTTTTGGTAGAGATCCTCGAGCGCTGCCTTCTCTCGCTTACTTAGAACGTCTTTTTTCATTGCTGGTGTGCAGCAGAAGGAGATCGGTATCCAGCTCGTGAATTACGAGCTCGACGTCGTCGCCATCTATTTCCTTGCGCAGCTCTTTGGAAATGGCACGCCGGTATTCATCGGCATTTTCCTTGCTGGCAAAGATCGCTATGGGCATCATGCTCGTTTCGCCGTTGATCTTAAAAACGGCAAAGACCATATACAGCCTGGTGTATTCTTTCATTTCCGTCTCAGTTCCAATTCGTCTATCTGGCTGTCGTTGACGAAGATGATTCCCTGCAGGGCGTCGATTACGGACTTGGCCAGGTTGTCCAAATCGGCCTTATGGTTCTTGCCCTCTATTCTGTAGATGCGCACTGCAAAGGATTCTTCCTCGAAGTCTATCTCCAGACGCAGTCTGTCCTTGATCGGTTCTTTCCTCCAGGAAATTGCAGCCATTTGAGCGATCATGTCTTCAAACTCCCTGGTCTCCTTAGGGGTGTACATTACACCTGTCTTCCTGTTGACCCTGGGACGACCCTTGGGTACAGCCTTAAAAGGAAAGTTAAATCCTGCTATTAAATGCTGTTTCAATTTCTTTTCTCATAATGGGAGCGAACAGCCTTTTGGCTAACTGTCCTTTACGGAAGACGAGTGCCTGAGGATACCACTCCACACCGTAATAATCGGCGACTTCCTTGATGCTCTCATTTTCCACTGAGGCGAAGACCACAGCCAGATCGCCCAGCCGGCGCAGCGTGCAGTTACAGAAGTGGGAGGGGCCATAGAACAGCACAACCAGGAGTTCGCTCTCGTTGATCAGCTTTTCCAAATACTCTTTCTGTGTCACGTAACTTGCCATGTCCATTTAAAAAAATCGGAGGGCTTTTGCCCTCCGAGCTCTTCGGTCAGGTCTTCCATTAAAATGGAACTGTCTACGCAATATTCAGATGCCGAACAAAGAAATCTGCTCCTTCTCTTCCAGCAGCTTCTTCAGGCGCTGGCGCTCCTCTTCGCTCAGATCACCGTGATAGTATAAATAGAGCATATGCTTGCAGGGCTGGTTGTGTATCATGAAGTAATCGCAGGTACACCCGCCCTCGTCCAAATCGACACAGTAGTGCGTATCTCCGTTGGAGTAGGAGCGAACCAGAAACTGCCCATTTCCCAGACGTGTTACCAGGCCAGCCATGTCCCTATAATCACTAAAATAATTGCACACAAACTGAGCCAGACCGTCCTGGTATCAGGTTCATCCATAGGGTGCTTTGCACCCATAAACACAGCTATGGTTGCTACGATCAGTCCTAATCCGTTCAAGATCCAGCCTAGACAGTGAGAATCCATATGCAGTACTCCTCCATGGGAATCTTGTTCTTGATGAAATGCTCAATCATCTTATTCCTGACTGCCTCCATCTCCCGCTTCGTCCCGATCTTTGCGGCCTGCCCTGGATTGGCCACTGTAAATTCGTACCTCACCTTGTCCGCCCGCTCCGTAAAGGTCTGCACTTTGAGAAAATACTTGCCCATTAGGTGTTGTATGACCTCGTTTCATCCACATGCACGATACTGTAGTCATGCACTTTGACCACCAATGTGCCGTAACCGTGCTTCATGATCTCCTTTAGGATCTCGAGCACGATCTGAAGCTTTTCCGCTTCAGTGCGGCTCTGTAGGATAGTAGACTTCAGTTGATGGTCCACTTCGCTTGACTATCTCCACACGGATCTCTCCGGCGTTGCTCAGCGTGTCTAAAATGTCATCCAGCTGTTTCGTGGGCAGGTGAAAATTTCTGACCAGTTCCCGGCGAGAAATCCCAGGTGTGGTGTAAATCTTTCTTCTCACTCGGTTCAGGTTTACCTGAAATCTGTTCTCAGCCAGCTCGTTTCTGAACATGTCCACGGCCTGATCATAAGCGTATGAGGCAAAGGACTGCGCCCAATCCCAATCATCGGGAAGAACTGTCTCCCTCAATTCCGAGAGCGCAATGATTGCGGCGATCTTCAGAGCGTAAGTGTAAATGCGAGAGATGATGCCGAAAAGAGCGTCGTCTACTTCCTTCTTCTCCATGTCCCTAGCCCAGGCATCAGCTTGCTGCTTGATTTTGTCCAGCGAGATTGTCCTTTCCACATAAGCGGTCATGGAGCTGATGGCTTTCAGTTTCATGGAGAGCTGGTTTTCCTCGTTGGTCAGCCGCTCAATGCTCAATCCGTGCCAAGTTTCTTTTTCCCTGGCCACAACGTAAATGAACCTAGCGAGAAAGCCGGAGCGGAGATCACCAGCCTGCACTCTGGAAAGCATCCAGTCGATCACGGAGGCCCCGATCAGGTTGATCGAAGGGCTCTTGATCGTGATTCTGCCTCCGGAGATCGTCTCTCTGACAAATTGGCTGCAGCCGTCGAACATTTCCGTTAAGTCCTCTTTCGTGCCGTCATTGTACGATCTGGAAAGATCGGCCAGAAAACCGGAGAATTCACCGAAAGCCAGCAGTCTGGAAGGCTGTTCGGCCAGAAGGGAGATCAGCTTCTCGTAGGACATCCTGCTGGGTAAAATGCGCTCAGCTAACCCGGCCTTGCGCAGCATGTTGGTCATGATGCTGATCGCTGTTGATTTCCTGAACCATCCGCTGGGGGAAACCAGTATCACCCACAGTGTTGGATGGTACCGGTTCCCCCAGGTCTCAAAACTTGCTCCGTTTCCGATTGCCGTGGACAATGCTGTTAAACCGGCCGCCACGTGGAAAATCTGCGGTGCATCGGTGAGTTTGGAGGCGTAGTCCACGTAATCGTCCAACCACATTACTTCTTGGCCAGAATCTTCACGATCTTATCGAAATCGGACTGAGTCAAATCCTCGAATTTAGGCAGATTGTTCTCGGCCAACCACTTGTTGGCATCCGTGATCTTGTTGCCTGAGAGAAGCCTTTCGAAGAATTTAACCTGATTGGGCGTAAGTCCGATCTTCTTCGGCTCCTCGCCGAAAAGGTCGCTGCTCTCTTCTGTAGTTTCGGCCTTGTGTTCCTCTTCCTCGGCAGGCATCTCCGGTGATTCCGGGCCAACGTCCTGCGTGAACACCGCCGAAGCGCAGGCCATGGAAAGTACAGCTGCGACGTATGCCCTCTTGCAGGCCATCTTGATCGCCGTGTTGATGAAGTCCCCTGGCTCCGTCTCGGTAACAGGGGAGACGTTCTTGAAGGTATCCTCGCTGAACTTGGACTTGCATCCGCCCAACCTGTCAGAGCAGTAGTAGCCTCCATATTTGGAGGGAACAACAGCATTTGCTCCGCAATTCGGGCACTTGAGCACCGTCTTGCGGTACCTGTACTTTGACTCCAGCGTGGAAGCAGCTCCCACGCCTTCACCCATTCTGTATCCTAAGTCCCGTTCCTTAAGGG